TGACGCCATCATCTCCGGCGGCAAGATGCGCGTTGCCAAGATCAATCCAAAGTTCGACCGACTGCAGGCTCTCACCGCCGAGCAGAAAAAGGGCATGTCCCTGGAGCGCCAGCGCCTCAACCAGCTTGGCGAGGTGGCTGAGGAGAACGAAGATTACTTGCTCGCTCTCGAGGCGATGAACCGAAAGCAACTCGTCGAGCCTGAACAGAACCGCATGCGTGCAATCTACCGACGCTACGACCACTACTTCCATCCAAACACCTTTACCCTTGGTGGCGCAGACCACTGGGCAGAAGACCCAAGCGCACGGCTCTCAGGCCGCTCGCACGTGTCGGTCAACCTGCACGCTTCCTACGTCCAGATCCCAGCTTCACTGCAGGCTGTAACCCCTGTCATTAACTACGTACCAACGGGCCCTACCGAAGGCGAGCGAAACCAGGCTTCACGCAGAGAGCGTCTCATGTACGCTTGGTGGGATGCCAATGACATGGACCTAAAGCTCGAAGAGGCAGCTCTTCTCAAGGCCCTGTACGGTAACACAGCTGCCAAGATCTTCTGGGATCCGATCAAGAAGATGCCACGCATCCAGATCGTCGACACCCCAGAGAACCTCTACGTTGGCTACGGAAGCTCTGACTACACTCGTGTAGACTGGGCTCTTTACAGCTACGGTCAATCCCCTCAGGCTGTACTTGAGGACTACGGCGTTGACGTTATCCCGGTACGAGATGGCAACCAGTGGTTCCCATATACCTCGTCCAGCACGCATGACGACCCAATCGCCAGCATCTACCTGAACAGCTACCACCGCGATCCGATCCGCTACCAGACGGCGTACGACCAGATGAAGATCGAGATCATGGACTACTGGTACAAGCACCCTACTACCCCAGGAAAGCCACCGCTCGTGTGCAACGCTATCATCGTCGGCAACACCGTCGTGAAGCGCACTGAGCACCCTGAGCTTGAGGGTATTATCCCTTACATCATGCTTCGGAACAGCATGATCCCAGGCAGCCCATACGGCAAGCCTGAGCTGTACGACATCGAGCAGCTCCTACGGGAGAAGGACGAGAAGATCACGGCGCAAGCCCAGATGATCCACTCCGTCGTTGGCGGTCAGATGTGGCAGCTCACTGGCGCTGAGGCTCCCGATGAGGTACCGGCCAACGCCATTCCAAAGCCAAACCAGGTCGCTACCCCTGGGGCCGGTAACCGCATTGAATCCATCAACCCATTCATTCCTCAGTTCCAAGTAGAGGATTACAACAAGCGTATCGACCGTGAACTTGCAGTCGCCTCTGGCTTGAACGATCTTCTACTTGGACTTGCTCCATCTAGCGTACTTGGATCGAGCCGTGCGATTGCGCAGCTCATGGCCAACTACGAAGCTCGTATCTCCCCGAAGCGCAAGCTCCTCTACAGCTGGATCCAGCAGGTATGGGAAGTATGCGCACGCGTGTGGGAGAACAAGGATAAGGCAGTTGCCAACGTCATCGATGGCGAATATTCCATCATGCTGACGCCTCCAGAGCTGACACCACGAGACACCATCGAGCTCGCTCAGACCGCCATTAACCTGGTGCAAAACCGACTCTGGTCGGCAGAGCGTGCGATGGATCGCATGGGCGTAAGCGACCCAGAGGGCGAAAAGGACCTGATCCGCGACGAGCAGACAGACGCCACGCTCAACCCAGCTGCGGTACAGACGATGGGTGCGCTCATCCAGATGTTCTCGCAGATGCAGCAGCAGGCTCCTGAGGCAGCTCAGCAGCAGGCAGAGGCAGGGCAGGCAAGCGCCATGGAGGCTATGGCCAGCATGAATCCACCGCAGGGTGGCATGCCAATGCTGAACGCTCCAACCGATGGCGCCGTTCCGCCACAAGAAGCCCTTCCTCAGAACGCGCAAGAGGGCGGGGCAGATCTAATGTCAATGCTTCAATCAATGCAGGGAGGTAATGAATAATGGCCCGACGTGGTAGCTTCGGCAGATCAGGCACAACGCAGAACCTTTCTGTACTCGTGTACCAGCTGGTCAAGGAGCAGATGAGCACAGAGCTTACGAACATCCTTAACGCCTACGAGACCAATATGAAGGATGGTAGATACACCACCCAGTTCAATGGTCAGAACGTAGACGGCGAGTACGTCATGACGTACATGTCTCAGATGCTTGCTGGGTTCCCACCCGGATCAACTGAGTACGAGACCCTTAACTCGCAGCTGTCAACATTCCGCTCACGGTACCAGCGCGATGTCCAGAACCTTGTTATTGACTCTATGAATAACGGAACCCAGATTGACTTCGGCCTTCTCGGGCCAGCGTTCTCCAATAAGGGGATTGCAGAGGTAGAGCTTTCCGACGTCCGTAACTGGGCAGATGGTGAGATCGCTTCCTTGCTCGAGAACGGTGATAGCGCCCAGGCGGACAAGATCAAGGGCGCAGTCTTCGTTGCCGGGTTTAACGTTGAGAACGATGGCAAGGTTGCCGCTGTCAACAATGAGTCTATGACCAGAGGGCAGTACAACAACTGGCTGAAGGGTCAGCTGCAAAGTGCTCTCGACGCTGGCTATACAAAGGACAGCGAGGCATATCGTGGCATCCTCAAGCTACAGGCTGAGGCCGCGAAGCAGGCCAAAGTTGAGGGTGAAGGTAAGGCTGCAGAGTCAGTTACCAAGCAGTTCAACTCCATTAAAACTGCTTTGAACGATAAGGCCAGAGACATGTTCCAGGCATACGCTGATGCCAACGGTATCAACATGGATGAGATCAACGCGCTCATCGGCCAGGCTAAGGGCGACTTTGTTTACTACGAAACGATGCAGACTCTTGCTGGCCAGATTGGCAAGGGTGGGGAGTACGATGGATTCTACGGCGACGTAACAAGATTTGCTGGAGACCAGCTACTCTCAGAGTTCAACGCCCTGGTTGTAGGTAGCCAGGCTGAGCTCATTGACCTTAGAGAGAACGGCTTAGGCGGTCTTTCCGAGGAAGATAGGGTTAGAATCAAGGGTGACCTTGACGGTGAGATTGCCACTGGTAGAGCATACGTTTCACAAAGCGGCATACCATTTAGCGCCGGTGGGAGCCTGAGCGCACTTGATTCTTTGTATACTGGCCTAAGCTCTGCTGGCGTGTACTTTAGAAATGATGGGTCAACAAAGGTTGGGCAAGGCGGTCATCCTGAAGCTGTGTTTGACGTCATGAAGCAGTTCGGTGATCAGCTTAAAGATGTTGAGGGGTATGCTCTTCTAAAGTCTCTTGCACAAGGCAACATCCCAGTAACTCTAATCGAAGGATCTAGCGAGCTGATCCAAGATAACAACCCGCCAGACGGCGTGATTGGCGCAGCAGAATGGAAAACAGCTTTCGAGAATGGCCTTTCACGAGACACGTTTGCTGAGATTGAGGAAGCTGCCTCGACAAAGGCCGCTACACTTGTAATGCCATCTGTTGGTGGATCGGCAACGATATCACCAAAGAGTTTGGTATCGATTGTTCTCGGTGCCCACATGAGCAGCCACCTTCTTGCGACTGGTGGTCAGGTTGTGATGAACTCAACTGGCATGGTCTCAATCACCGACAACGCAGCGCCTGGCGGCCCTCTTGCACGCCCTGCCCTCATCAAGGTAGGTGGCAAGACATATGGCGGTATCAGCGAGCCTATGACCATTAGCCAAGTCACCGAAGGGTCTCAAGTCGCGTCAGACTGGGCGACAACAAATACTAACATGACAATTAATGTTTACAGAACTGGCGGCCCTGGCGACAAGAACGCAGGGATTTACGTTAGCATTGTTGGAGGTCTAGAGGGCCCGAACGGCAAGGCACCAAATGGCATTATCATTCCTTACGACAAGTTCAAGCGTTGGATGCGCGATGTCGGAGGTATCGATATTGACGATAGAACCTTCATGGTACCTAACTCGCAAGAGCCAGCCATGATTAGGGTTGCGTCTACCGATAGAATGACGGCAGAGGGCATCGACATCAACAAGGCCCTTGCAGGCATCACTAACCCAGACAGCGAGTACTTCATTGGTAGATCCACCACTGGCAAGGGAGCAGGCATCATGCAGCTCACCGAGGCTGGCGTTACCGGCCTGCAGGATCCTGGGTTTATTACTGATCCAGCCAACGTCAAGGGCGCTATCGACGAGGCGTTCAAGAATCCATCGGACATTCTCGCTAAGGCCACTGCGTATGCAGCTGCAAGAGGCGAGCAGGTAAGCCAGAAGGACTTGATCAAGGCCGTTTATGCCAGCATCCCTGGTATTCCTACGACGTACAACATGGACCTTCAGGCTGAGCAGTTCGGGAAGTACGGCGACGTCGGTACGAGAATTCAGAATCTATTCCCCAACATCAAGACTGGAGCGATCACCCCTCAGATCCCAGCTGGTGTGGGAACCGTCCCTGGCACAACGGCTCCAGCTCCAGCTATCCCAAGTGGTCCAGTGCCTGAATGGCGCCAGCCTCAAGTCGGGCCAAACAGTGGGCGCAGGCCTGAGATCCCAACCAGCACGGGGCCTGGACCTTCGATTCCGAATATGGGTGGAGGCTCTGGCAAGAAGGACGACGGCGGTCCATTCGGGTTCCTTGGGGAAGTGTTCCGGAATATCCCAAATATTTTCGGAGCTCCAAAGGTCGGCACTACAAAGCCAGCCGAAACGAAGCCTGTTACCGCCAAGCCGAAGGAGACCAAGCCGGTATCGTACTCGCTTACTCCTAGAAATAGACCGCCTGGAACCGGGGGTGCCGTTTAATGCCACTGTACTACGATGATCCGCCACGAAGACTACCTGGTACTGAGGTAAGTACCAGGGATCTTCGGATTAATCTTGACATTGGCGGAGACCAGAAGGTAAAGGATCTGCGACCAGACGAGCAGCTGTTCGCTGCAATGGGTGGCGCGGTAACCGATACAATCAAGACTGGTATCTCCATTGGCAGCAAGCTGCCTATCCTTCCTGAAGCGGTAAAGCTGGTTGCCGATAGCCCAGTTGGCTGGGTGGTTGGCAGGGGGCTTGAAGCCTTGCAGCTTGCGTCTAACGTCGTAAGCACTGGTGGGGCGTTCGTGCGCAAGGCAGTTACCCGCAAGGAAGATCTTCCAGCAGACATCCAAAGAATGATTAACTCCGGCGCTGACGAGATGGACATTCTTGCTTACATGGTCAAGACGCAGCGGGCATGGAGCGACTCTCCAGAGGCCAACCTAGTATTCAGCCTCCTTACAGATCCACTTACGTACACCCCTGCCGTGCTAGGCAAGGTTGGTATGCTTAAGCCCATTGTTGGCGTAGGCACCGGAGTTGCAGGCGGCGTAGCTGGCGGAGTTACAGCTGGACTCATGGGGCTTGGCCCTATCGGCGCAGTTGGCGGCGGTATTATCGGTGGCGTTGTCGGCGCAAGAAAAGCTAGCCAGATTGCTGGACGTGCTATTGAGCGCGCAGGAAAGCTACAGAGAGTTGAGCAGAGGGCAGCCCTAGCTGAAAAAGCAATAGTTCCAGCCGCAGCCCGCGAGGCTGTTGAGGTTATTCCCGCCTCTATTGAGAAAGTACCTGAAGCTGTAAGTTTCCTAAAGACAGTATTCAAGAAACTTAAGACAGCTGAAGGTAAAGCAGACGCGGCAAAGCCTGGATTCATTGATCAGGTCTATGTGGATTCGATTATGGCCCAGATCACTAGGGCTGTACTTAGGACTGGCTCCGGTTATTCGGATGAGGTTAAAGAAGCAGTTATTTTCTTTTCCGGCGACAAGAACGCCGTAAATGCAGCTGAAGACGCCGCCAGAAAAGCCTTCGATGCCGGGAAGATTACGGCGGAAGAAAGGGTCCGAAGAGTCAAGGAAGCAACAGACGAGGCAGCAAAGCATCAAGCTGTACTGGACGCAGAGTTTGGGCCTATTAGGGAGCAGATCCGTAAGGCCATCGACGACGCACTTGTAACGCCAGAAGTTCCACAGGTTGTACCGAAGTCCCCTTCGTCATTTGGCAAGGAATCGGAGATCGCAGCATTTGGCGGTCCACTTACTTCTTCAGAAAAACTTGCCATTGCTCTTAGCAAGCCAAGAGGCATGAACCTTAGCGAGAGACTCGCTGTTGGGCGACAGGCCACTCAGGCTATTGCCAAGGCAGAGAAAGTTCTTGAGGGCGCAACAGACCCAGGGATTATCCAGGCGCAGAAGAAGATTATCTCTAACGCACAAGAGGCGATGAAGGACATCAACGCCATTGACGAAGGGATTATCTACGGAACATACAACGCACTTAGAGCGATGACTGAGGGCGCAAGCGGGCCGATGAAGTACCTAGCCTCTGCCTTCACTGTACCTGCCCACATGCTTATGCAGAGAGAACTAGGTGGAGTTAGACTAAATGAGCGCGTTGCTCGGTACGGCGCCGGCATCTTCGGAGACGGCATAACCTCTGCGTTCAACGAGCTTGTAGGTAGAGCTATTGCCAACTTCGGCATGATTGGCATGCAGAACGTCTTCCTTGGTAAGAACACATTCAGAGCAGCTAACGTAGCTGAGCGCATTGCCAAGGCATATTTCGACGCCAAGCAGGACCTCCGTATCCTTAGCGGCTCCGGAGCAGATGTTAAGTTCACGCCACAAGAAATCATTGAGCAGATGCGCACGAACGTTTCTGCTGCGGCTGCTCAGGGCGGAGACGCTGGAATCGTTGGCATGTTTGACGCAACAAACCTTGAAGAGCTCACAAGGCGCATCGAGTTCCTATCCAGCGTAGACCAGCAGGCTGCCGCGCTAACTCCTGGACGAGGTACCATTCCGCAGATTAAGGCTCTTGCCAACTACATCGAAAGCGAAATGAACATCGGTGACATCCAGGCTATTAGACGTGCCAATCCGGATGCCCCTGCTGGCCAGATGTTTGAGAAGACGTTTGTGTCCCAGATTAAGGAGTCAGGAGTAGAAGCATTCCACCAAGCCGGCGTTGATCAAATCAAGAACCAGATGGTCAAGCTTACATTTGAGGTTCGCAACAAGCAAGTTGCTAGGGCCATGTTCGAACAGCACGCCAAGTCGGCCACCATTGCCCTTGGGCAGAAGTGGGACGAGGTCGCAGATGCATGGCGAAGGACGTTCGAAGAGAGATTTGGCAAGTTCTACGATGAGCGCGGTCTTCCAAAAAGTGAGAAGGCTATCGACGAAGCGGCAGAAGAGATGCTGTTTGTTCAGTCAATCGGCTACTCTGGTGCAAGCGAAGTCACTGGAACTGTAAACAGACTCTTTGACAGAGTACAGGCAGCTGACCCAACGTTGATTGCAGAGATCGGGCAGGAGTCATTCGAGCAGCTACAGAACATCTTTGCAGAGATTGGCGGTAAGGTCAACGTCGTATCCAAGTACCATCTGTTTAGCGACACGGCCACAGCGCTGCGTCATGCCTACATGCTCATTGAGAAGTCAACTCCAGAAGCTACTTCAAGGTATGCAGACGATGAGGCCCGACTTGTAACGGTAAACATTGATGATAACGTTAGCTCCAGTGTAGCCCGTAGGGCGGGCTCTTACAGCGACGTAGCCACGATCAAGCGACAGCTTAAAAAGATGGCTAGCAATCCTAAGGCGCCAAGAGGATACGTTAAGATCCTCAACAAACTCATTGATGGGCTTGACAATACAGGCAACCTTGACGATGTACGCGCCATGTGGGCTAAGACCGCGGCTGATGAGCTCGACGACGTTAGGGCTTTCGGCGGCACCAAGAACCACAAGGAGATCTACGAGTTCCTGCGCGAGGCTATTGACCAGGGTCTTACCTCTAAGAAGCTTTCAGATCGGCAGATCGCCAGACTGTCGACAGCGCTCCGCATTATCGGTTACGATGCAGACTTCATTGCAGGTCTCAACAACGGTGCCTACAGGGTTGCCCTTGCGCCAACCAACAACATGATCTACAAGCCTTCCTTCCTAGAGACAGCTGCTGCGCAAGGCGGCAGGAGAACAGGCATGTTCTCCAACAAGATTGTCCCGTTCATCGACAACACCAGCGAAAGCGTAATCAAGGTGTCAAAGAGAATGGTGAAAAACCCAGAGTACAAGTCCACATTCCTTCAGGAGTTTGGCACAAAGATGTTTAGCGACATCCCCCAGAAGTACATTACAGCGTCTATTAGACGGAGAATGGCTTCGTACCTAGCTCGCGGCGGCCTTGGCGAAGAGGCCGTAGATGCAGTACTCGACGATCTTGTTCAGAGAGGTATCGCAAACGGCGTGTCCGCAAGAGGGCTCGAGACAACTGAACATTACACAGCGTTCAAGAATGCTATCGATAGGGTTGGCGGAGTCGGTGCTTATGAGACTTTTGTCCAGTCATACATGCGCAATACTATTGACGGGGCAACCAAGTTCGACCCAACCAAGGCAGTAATGTACGCCTTCCGTGGCGACAAGAGCACCATCGGTCTTACGCAGTACGCGACCGGTGGAGCAAAAGTATGGATGCCAACTATTGCAGGGTTTACAGATAAGCTCTACCCGACCCTTAAGTTTAAGATGAACCCAATCTACTTTATTCAGGAGTGGCTTGAGAGCCCTACCCTGAACGCCGCTCGAGGTGTCGACGTTGATACCTTAGCAAGCATCAGCCGCGATGGAGCTATTTCCAACGTGAGCGCTGGCCAGTTAAGGAACCTCAGCGATGTCGGACCGGAGACTCAGAACTATCTAGACAACGTCAACTTCCTAGCCGTGTTCCGCAACGACGCTATTGCCCAGGCAACCACTGGTCGATACGATGACGTAGTCGCGGCGACTGGCCTGTGGCAGAATATCAAAACTGGTCGGTCACTCGGCAAGCTTGCTCAGAAGAAGGAGAAGTACCGAGACGCATTGGCACTCGACCTTACTGCAAAGACGTTCTCTGAGACGCTAAGAAACAGAGACTTCAACACTTGGTCAGCCCTAGCTGCACACTACGGCACGACCGACGCCCGCGCAATCTTTACTAACTATGTGAACTACAGGCTTAGACTTGGCGACACGAAGCGTGTGCTCTCCGACATCGAAGCATCCAGGCCAGCAGGTGTTGGCTTCAACCGCATCCCTGACCCAGAAGGTAACGTCCGGTTTGCCGCTAAGGTAGAACTAATCACTGGCAACAGCAGACTCCCTGAAGAGTTGGCCGGCCAGTTTGGCGGGCAGAACCTTGGCCCAGAGGAACTCTTTGAATACTACGTCCAGAACCCACACATCTGGAGAGCAGAGCTGGACAAGCACATGATCTCCCTGCAGGACGCTGGCTACGACATGACTGAGATCCTACCTGTTGCTGAGACCCTTCGCAAGAGGATCATCAGGCTGGAGGATGCCATTAAGGAGCAGGGCTACGTTCCAGAAGATATGCGTAGCTTCCTACCCACCGCCGGCCTTGCCGATGCGTCTGACAAGCTGGGAGAGATGCTTAGTAGGCTTGACATCCAGAGCATTGAGCTGATCCACAAGCAGTCTGCTCTTAGGACCTTGGCCAGTGCGTCTGGCATGATCAACCCCGAGGCTATGACCGACCTTGGCGACATGGTAGTACAGACCTTGCTAGTCGGCAAGGGATTCTCGACCGAGGCGCAGAACGTTATCGACGCTGTGAACAGATCGATTGACGCTGCCAAGAACAGTGGCGCCGACATGGTAGCGGAGGGTCGTGCGTTCTCTGAGGCTGTAAGCGACGCAATGCGCAAAGAGATTGCAGCTGATCCGAGCCTGATCAAGGTGTTCCAAGAGAACAGTCTGGAGATCATCTCCAACCGCAGCGCAGAAGAGACCGTGTACAATGCGTTCCAGTACGCATACACCAAGGCTCTCGAGCAGGCAAACAAGACGACATACTACGCGTCTCAACGCTCGTTCTTCGAGAGGACCATCAACCACCCAATGCTTGGATTCTACCCATACAGCTACATGTTCAAGAAGATCCTGCCCGAGTTTATCCAGCTGCTCTTCAAGGGTGGCTTTGGTGTTAAGGCCCCAGGCGCTGGATACTCCGCATACATGAATGTCCGTGACTACGTAGAGGCCCAAATTGAGGAAGATCCATCGTTCCGTCGAGCACTAGAGGCAAAGGCAGATCTGATGTATATGACAACGATGCTTTTCCCAGGCGTTCCATGGGATCTGTCGGTTGTGCCGTCTCCTATTCTAAGAAACGTCTACAAGAGAATCATGACGGACAAAGACATTACTCTTCAGAACATCCTCATTGACGACACCATCAGTAAGTTCTCTGACTTCGGCCCATTCACCTCGATCCCTATGGCACTTGAAGGTGGGCTGCAAGCATTTGAAGATGATAGCCCGAAGCCTATCAGACGGGTTCCGTCTGCATTCCCTTCGAGCTTGGATTAAAAGGAGGTCAAAGTGACCGACGAAGTCGTGCTGAACGACCAGGACCAGTCGCAGGTAGAGCCTGCCACTGACCAGGATAACGACATCACCACTTGGAAGAAGCGTCTCGCTGGTAAGGACCAGGCTCTGACGGCTACCAAGAAGCAGCTGGATGAGATCAAGGCTGAATACGAAAAGGTTCAGACTTGGAAGCTCCAGATGGAAGAGGCAAGTCTCACAGAGTTTGAACGTGCGCAGCGACGCATCGCCACTTTGGAGAACGAACTTAAGGCTACTCGGGAGTCCGAGAAGCGTGAGCGACTAGCCAAGGAATATCCAACCTACGCTTCGTGGGTTTCGAAGGTGGATGCTCTCTCCGATGAGGAGCGTGCAGCTGAGTTCGAGGCACTCATGAAGACGGGCGGAACTCCTAAGCAGGAGTTCACAGATCCAAACAAGCCGGCGAAGGCAGCGCCTTCGACCGGAAAGAAGCGCTCCTCTGAGGACATTGTCAAGGACATCGCTGCCCTTGGTAATCCTTGGGGAGAGTAAATAAGGAGTAAATAATGGCAACGAATACGCGTGCAGTTATTGACGGTAACTCGTCAAATGCATATTCAGCGCTCATTACGGAGCTCGTTTCGCAGCAGGCTCAGGAGAACCTGCGAGACCGTCTGGTCCATGCGATGCCGGGGAACTACACCTCGGGTCGCTTCCAGAAGGGCAGCAACGAGATCCGTTATGCACGATACCCAGACCTCACCCCGCTTGGCATTGCGGATACCCTTACTGAGGCAGGAGCCCCTGCTGAGTATGACCTCACGGTTACGACCGAGTCGTTCATTCCTAAGCAGTACGGTAAGGTTCTTAAGATTTCAGATCTTGCTCAGCTCGACAGCCCGCATGACCTGATCGCAATCGCTTCGGAGCGCCTCGCACGAGCCGCAACCGAGTCGATGGACCAGATCATCCGCGACGTTCTCAAGCAGGGCACGAATGTTCGCTACGCTGCAGGCCGAGCCGGTCGCTCGACACTTGCAACAACCGACAAGCTGACTGGTCTCGAGATCAAGCAGACTGTTGCGAAGCTTAAGGCAGCAAACGTACCAACGTTCGCTGACGGCTTCTACCGCGCAATCATCCATCCTTCGGTCGAGTTCGACCTTCTGACGGATACAAGCGCGAACGGCTTCCTTGAAGCCACGAAGTACACCAAGTCGCTCGATCTCCTCAATGGGGAAATCGGCGCCTATGCTGGTGTCCGCTTCATGGTTTCTCCTCAGGCTGCGACGTTCACTGGCGGCGTTGGTGGTGCTCTCACCATCCACTCGACGTTCGTGTTCGGGCCTGATGCCTACATCGTAGGCGACAGCCAGACGCTTCAGAGCTACTTCGTGGCTCCGGGCGGCGACCACAGCGATCCAATCGCCCAGGTTGCAACGCTTGGCTTCAAGATGCGCTTCGGCGCGATCCTCCGTGGCGAGGGCACGACCGGCGAGTTCGATGGTAGCAATACCTCGACTGGCCAGCCGCGATACCTCCGCGTGGAGTCGGTTGCTTCGACGCTCTAATCGTAACTAGGG